GTAGATAGAGTGTCTGACGGTCTTAATATTCCTTGTGGATGCGCTAAACGCCAAGAGTGGTTTAACGATAAAATTCCTTATAACAATTAATATGGCTTTTAAAATGAAGTCCCCGTTTAGATTAGACCTTTTAACCACATCAATGTTTGAAAGAGATATGGAAGGTGATCCTGTTCACGCTAGAACACCTAAAAATGGAGTTATCATTTTAAATGAAGATTCTAAAGATCCTGTTGAAAAATTAAAAACAGTGGTCCATGAGCTTGAACATGTTAAACAATATAAGAATGGTGACTTAGACTACGGTTTTAATGGTGCTGGTAAAGAAGTTGTATTTTGGAAAGGTAAAGAATATGATTACTCTAAAATGGCTTCTGGTGATCCAAATCAACCTTGGGAACTTGAACCTTATAGGTTAGAAAAAAAATTAGATAAAAAACTTAATACTTAAAAATTATAAAATGAAAGATAAACAAGAAACAAAACCGGCAGGGGTTTACAAGAAAAAAGGTGCTGCTGAATCAGTAAAGCAAGAAATAAAAGATCTTGATAAAATGCCTGGAGACGTAAAACAAATGGATACTCCTCCTGCTAGAAAAAAAGGTGCTGCTGCGAGCAAACCAGATGCTAATGGCGATGGTGTTCCAGATTATGCTCAAGACGGTATTGGAGCAAGCAGAATGGGCTTTACACAAAACTTTGGTGCAGCTAGACAAAACAGTTATGCAAAAGGAGCTGCGAGAGTAGCTAGTATAATGAGCTTTGGTGCATCTAAAAAGAAACGTGGACCTGCAGATAATGATCCAAGTGCACCTCACAAACATCCTCATGCTGGAATAGTAGAGGTGGGTATGGGTTCAGGTGTTGAAGTAACTGGAGATGCTAGTGGAATTGATAATACCATAACCTCTACCAAAAACGACCCTATAAGCGTGCATTCTACAAACTCCAAAGTTTTTAAAAAAAATTATGGTGATGCAATGGTGGAGACTAGTAAGGTTGTTAGCGAAGAAAACAAAAAAGTACGTGCTGATTTAAAAACAAACAAAGAAGTCCAAAATCAAAGACGAAAAGATGGAATGGATTATCAACAGGGCACAGGTACAAGTAATCAAATTACTGTAAGAAGAAGTTAAAACTAATGTCTAAGAAAAAATTCAAAGATACTAAAGTTGGGCAGTTTTTAAATAAGATTGCCCCTAGTATCCTTGGAACTGTGGGTGGTGTAATACCAAATGCTGGATTATTAGGGTTAGTAAAAAACTTAATAACAAAAGAATCTGATATTATAATATCTCCACAAGATAAAGAAACTGCCCTGATGCTATTAGAGCAAGATATGATAGAATTAAAAGAAGTATCAAAACGTTGGGAAAGCGATATGAAGTCAGATTCATGGCTTAGTAAAAATACGCGCCCGTTGTCTTTGATATTTTTAACTATCATGACAGTAGCTCTTATATGGGTTGATAGTCACGACTTAATATCTCTAACTGTAGAAGAAGAATGGATCAGTTTGTTAAAAACTTTAACAACAACTGTTTACGTAGCCTATTTTGGGTCACGAGGAGCGGAAAAATTCAAATCTATAAGTAATAATAACTAAGTAAACTAAATTAAACAATTAAATTAAATTAAAAATGGAAGAACAAAAAGCAAAAATAACTGACGAGCAATTAAAAAAAGTAAAAGATCATCAAAATAAATTAAACCAAATGTTGAATCAAATTGGTTTTTTCGATGTTCAAGCTTCAGCTGTAAAAAGAGAATTTGAAAAAGTTAATGCTGAAAGTGAAAAACTTAAAAAAGAACTTGAAGGCGAATATGGTCCAATAAATATTGATCTTCAAACTGGAGAATACACTATTATAGAGGAAAAAGAAGAAGAAAAGAAATAAAGTGAATAATATTATAAGAAAAATCAGTATTGGATCTGATTATAAAAATGATGCTATGCATTATTCTATAGGCCAACAGGTTTATGGTGGTCATGAAATAGCTTATATCATTCATGAGACAAAAGATAGCTCTTATAATATTCATATAAAAAAAGCAGATGAGATATTGCCGTGGAAGAAATTTAATTCTAACATGGCTATATCCATTGAATATGATTTAGAATATTAATGCGTAGCTTATATGATTTCATAGTAGAGCCAGTTGGTGACGCTTATGAGAATGAAATAGAAATAGAAAAAGTTAAGATAATACTAAACACTAAAATAGAAAGTTATAAGTTTGTGAATAACGTGGCTAAAGTAATTCAAGTTCCTTTAGCTTTCACAACTTTAATAAAAAAAGGTGATATAATTTTAATACACCACAATGTTTTTAGAACTTTCTATGATATGAAAGGTGTAAAGAAAAAATCAAGATCTTATTTTTATGACAATAAATATCTTTGCTCATTAGATCAAATTTATTTATATAAAAGAAACTCAAAATGGACGTCTATTAATGACAGATGTTTTGTAAAACCTTTAAAAAACGAAAGTGATTTTAAGGTTGATAAAGAACAAAGCCTTATTGGTATATTAAAAATAGGTAATAGTTCGTTAGAAGCGCTAGGAATACACGAAGGAGACACCGTTGGCTACACACCACACGGAGAGTACGATTTCGTAGTTGACAAGAAGCGTTTATATTGTATGAAATCAAATGATATTGTAATTAAATATGGATACCAAAGAAATAAAAAAGAATATAATCCAAGCTGGGCGAATAGCGGTTGATGAATTAATCAAGGTTGCTAAAGAACCTATTATAGATTTTGGCCCTGATATATCTGCGGATCGTTTAAAAAATGCAGCTGCTACAAAAAAACTTTGTATCATGGACGCTTTTGAGATAGTTACAAGAATACAAGAAGAAGAGGATATATTAAACGAAAAACCTAAAGAGGCTAAAGAAGAAAAAAGTTTTAAAGGTTTTGCAGAGGGTAGATCTAAGTAATGTATAATCAAACATTATTTGAGGTATTAAAAAACCATATTAAACCTAAAGTTTTAAAACAAAAAAATAGGTATAAAAAATGGGAGTACGGTTACAATCAAGAATTTGATATGATTGTAATTAGTAAAACTGGTGAGGTTGGTGAAGTTTACAGAATACAAAATTTAGTAATAGCTTTACCAAAACAATCAGAAAAGATTATAAAATTTGAAGACAACAAATGGCAAAGGACTGAATTACCTAAAGCTTTTAAAAATATTAAAACAATATTTGACTGGGACGAGTATGATGTTGATTTTAAAGAAACATGGTATGATTACATTGATAAAGAGTTTGAGCGTAGGGAGAAAGGTTTTTGGTTTTATAATAAAGACAAGCCTACTTATATTACTGGTACTCACTATATGTACCTGCAATGGTCCAAGATTGATGTTGGGAAACCAGATTTTAGGGAGTCAAACAGATTATTCTTTATATTCTGGGAAGCTTGCAAAGCCGACACAAGATGCTATGGTATATGCTACCTTAAAAACAGACGGTCTGGTTTTTCATTCATGGCATCAGGCGAAACTGTTAACAGCGCAACAATATCAACGGATTCAAGATTCGGTATCTTATCCAAGTCAGGACCAGATGCTAAAACAATGTTCACAGACAAAGTTGTACCAATCTCGGTTAATTACCCGTTTTTCTTTAAACCCATACAAGATGGTATGGACCGACCAAAAACAGAACTTGCTTACAGAGTACCCGCTAGCAAATTTACTAGAAAAAAACTAGAAACAAATGAAACCCTTAGAGAATTAACAGGTCTTGATACAACTATTGATTGGAAAAATACTGGTGATAACAGTTATGATGGTGAAAAGTTAAAACTTTTAGTTCATGATGAATCAGGTAAATGGGAGAGGCCAAACAATATTTTAAATAACTGGAGGGTTACAAAAACAACACTACGATTAGGTAGTAAAATTATTGGTAAGTGCATGATGGGTTCAACGTCAAATGCTTTAGATAAAGGTGGTGAGAACTTTAAGAAACTTTACTATGACTCAGACGTTACTAAGAGAAACGCCAATGGACAGACTCGCTCAGGATTATATTCTTTGTTCATACCTATGGAATGGAACTACGAAGGATACATCGACTCTTATGGCGTACCTGTATTCGATACCCCGAAACAGCCGGTTGAAGATCCCCATGGTACAAAAATAAATCTAGGTGTTATAGAGTATTGGCAAAATGAAGTAGATGGCCTTAAGGGTGATCAGGATGGACTTAATGAATTTTATAGACAGTTTCCACGTACTGAAGAACATGCATTCAGAGATGAAGCTAAATCTTCTTTGTTTAATCTAACTAAAATCTATCAACAAATAGATTGGAACGCTGATATTAAAAATAGTGGAGTAATAACTCAAGGAAATTTTCAATGGACTAATGGTATTAAAGACACAACAGTTGTTTTTAACCCTACGAATAACGGAAGATTTTTTGTTTCATGGGTTCCACCAATAAATTTACAAAATAATGTTATTGCAAAAAATGGTAGAAAACATCCCGGTAATGAGCACATGGGTGCTTTTGGTTGTGATAGTTATGATATATCCGGAACAGTAGATAGAAGAGGATCTAATGGAGCTTTACATGGTTTAACTAAATTTAGTATGGAAAACCATCCACCTAATCATTTT